TGGTTTGTGTATTTATCGGAAGGAGTAACGGCCCAAATGGCTTTGAGAAATCTTGTTTACTACCGAATAGCGCAGGGCATCCAATGCGTGGTTAAAATTGTCAACCGGCTTGTTAGTCATGTGCCCGTTTTTGTCCTCGATGTATTTGTAGTTACGCAGCTCCTTGATCAGGTTAAAACTGCTTTCGGTTGCGTGAAGCTTATATCTTCGGATGATGTCTATCCCTATGTTGATTGATCCCTTAATTGTTGGCTTTACATTCCAGCCCATCCGGTAAATCTCCTCTATACTTTTTGGCTCAGCTGAATCCGCATAGATCTCGTTACTCCTGTCAAGGCCCAACACCTTCATCTCATTTGCGATGTCTTGGTTGGTCATCCCGGTGCGGTAAAGCAATTCGTCCACGTACATATTGTCCTCTAAAAGATACGTGCGAACCAAGGATGTCGGATCTGATGAGTAACCAAAGTCAAGGCCGTAGCTTACAAGCTTCGCTTCCGTTGGGATTTCTTTGCAGGTGGTGAAAGTATATACCAAGGATCTAGCAGTACCCCTTTCTCCGAGGCCGTACACCCTCCAGTAGTTTTCATCTACCCCTCTAAGCCTTTCGATTTCTTCTTTGATTACATCGCCTAAAAATGGGTTATCCTTGTAAGTGGTTTGAAAGAAGTCGACATCCTTTCTAGGTAGCACCTGATCATAAATCCAATGGAATTCTTCAGATGGGTTGTAGTCTAAAATCACCTTTTCATTGGTTCTAAAAAGTAGCTGAGTCCAATCCTCCTGCGTTAACTCATTGGCCTCGTTTGCAAATAGTAGATCCCTCTTGCGGCCCCTGATCTTCTGAGGCATATCCAAAGAAATAAACTCGATTGTATTTTTATTTATTGTGTATTCGTTGGCAGTCTTGGAGTGCGCTTCTTCGGTGTAGATCTCGTGGTCTTTAATGATCTGAAAAAAGTCACGCATCACAGTACCCCTTAAGGCTGGGAATGACTTGCGGCAAATGGTTATGATCTTACCCTCATTTCTTTCGCAGTACGAAAAAATAATCCAAAGTAAAATATTGAAGGTCTTCCCTGATCTCGTGCCTCCCTGCTGAACTACAATTTTAGCCGTGGAGGTTTCAAGCTGCTTAAATACTTTGTTGGTTTTTAGCTTAATCAGTTCCATCTACAATGGTCACCTCGAATAGTTTTTTGCCATCGGCCCCGGTTACCTCTTGACGTTCGATGTATCCTCGGCTTTTACCTTGAGTCTTGAGAAAGAAAATAATGGCAGTGGTATCACCGCTATCTATCTTCTGATCAAGTTTGCTTTCAACAAAATCTAGCCTCGTATTCCTGCCTTCGATTACGGCCTGTTCTAGGCCCTCCTGCTCGATCCATTTGTAAAGGGTGGCTCTATCTACCTGCAAAGACCTTGCGGCCGTAGAAAGGTTCCCAAATGACTTCACAATGGCTTTCTCGATTACTGATACTTCAGGCTTTTTCATAGTGTTGAATTTTGATAATTATTCAAGTCCTTTAAATGCTTTCAACGGGTAAAAAACTAGACTGTTCCGGTACCCTCCTTCGTGAGTTGGCACAATCGGGGTAACCCCGTGTACGTTCCTCCAAGCCGGGTAAACTAAAATTGAATTATCTCTTTGTCCTATTGTCGCATTGTAATCAGGAATGTGGAGATCACCTCCTTTTGAATTTTGCTTTTTGCAAATAATGACATTTACAGCCCCAACTATGTTTCCAGTGTCTCTATGAAAAGGAGCAGGAATATTGTAGTTTGAAATAGAGCTAGTAAATAAATTTGCGAATCTCCATTTTTCAGGAACATCAGAAAAAACCTTTACTTGCCTTTCATATTGTTCTGGAAGTATTTGTTTAATTAACTCTTCACTTTCCCTTGCAAGCAAAAGCATAGCTTTTATAAAAGTTTGGGCTGTCTTTACTCCATGAACTGAAGATATAGAAGGGTATGGCCTTCTCATGTGAGGTCTTGGAGGAGTTGAGCCAATAATTGTTGAATACTGAGAAACTCCTTTTTTCATTTCTGACATTCCTCCTTCCATAAATTTCTTTACGGCATCACTTCTATTCATATTTGACTTTGGCACATTTTTACTTCTTAATTCTGCGTTTGCCAAATCTGCTAACTTGCACATTTTTTCAGGCATTTTGGTTAAGTAAAATCCAATCGGCTCACCCTCTGAATAAAAAACACAATCTTCAATAACATTTGGTTCAATGTATTCGCAAACCTCACCGATCTTCCGATCATGGTCTATTTTAACAAGATCAATTCGTTTCATTTATTATTTGATTTATTAGTGATAAAGCTTCATTGCTATTTTTAACTATCCTATTTTCTTTAATATTGTTTACTCTAGTTTGAATTGACGTAAGATGTCTTTGGGTTTGATTTGATCCTCTTGCTTTTCTACCCATTTCGCCATTATCTTGAATCTTAATTATAAAAGGATTAAATGTTTTTATAAAATTTTGATTCATAAATCTATCTCCTTCACAAATCACTATAAAATTTTCCTTATCTTTTATCTTTTTAAAGTTTTGAAAATCTAAACTAACAGCCATTGATAATTTGTCTCCTCCTTCAAAAACGCTTCCATCATAATTGCCAAGAACGCATATTTTTTTATTAGTTCTAAAATGAATTAATTTCGTTTTAGCTTTTAAATTTAAATCGTGATGTTTTATTAGGTTTTTCATTACCCAAGTTTTCCCACTTCCACAATATCCAATTAACAAAATTGTCATTAACTAAATTCTTTTAAATATTTTTTTTCAAATGTCTCTTCTCTGAATTGCCATAATGTTTCCCAGGCTACCCCATCAGGGAATCGCTTCTCCATAGTATCTATTTCTTTCCTCATGCGTTCAATATAGTAACCAACATATCTTTTACCAAGTCTGTATTTTTTATATGCACACAAGGTGGTTTCAATTTGATAAATATTTCCTTCGTGAGTTTTTAACAAATTCAAAAAAACATTATGTAAATGAACTGCTTTTTCTTTTGTCAATTTTTGGTCAATCCAATCTTCTTTTCCTATTGCAAAACAAATTCCATTCCTACAACTTTCAGCCTCAAGCATATTCAAATATGTAGGCGAATGGATGGTTGAGGTTATTTGGTTTAACACATCAAGATAATTGAAGGTGCTAAATCTGCCGAAATTTTTAATAGAAGTTATTTTTGAGTAGCAGTCTTTCCAATCCTTTGAATCATTGAAATATTTTTCTTGAGAAGATTTTACTAAATTTTTATAACTAACGAATGCAGGGATAAAACCATTACCTGTTTTTACCCTTAGGCGATCTGTTTGGAATATTAATTTTTCTTTGTTTCTATCCCACCAATTTTGCATTCGTTTCAAATCAACTAATTCAAAATCAGGAAATTCATTATACATTAAAAATGTGGTTGTGGCACAATAATTAGTTCCGTATAAAAAAGAAATCCAATACCTTTGGGATAAATTCAATTCAAACCTGTCAGCCAAATACTTCAAACAAATCACAGAAGGATCAACATCTTTGGCTTGCATTGAATGATTATGGTAATCCGTATAGCTTACATGACCCATATATTCATTTTTTTCTTTTTATTTTTTGAAAGTTTAGTGCCAATGAATTTCATACCCATTTTTTTGTAAAATGAATTGCCCTTTTCGTTGTCAGTATTACAAGTCAGGTAAACTGGTCTAGGTAAATTTTTAAAGAACAATTCACCAAACCCGCATCTCTGTTTTTCAGAAACAATACCAAAATCCTTAACCACAAAGGCATTTATTCTTTTTGAGAAACCAAACCTTATCATGCCTATGTTTTCAAGAATGTAAAATTTATATGGGCTTTCTTGATTTAAATAATCGTCCCAGCAGTTGTAAAGATTAAAACTTCCAATCTCATTTTTACAGTCTTTATAAACTAGTTTAATAAATAATTCATCCGATTTTAAGGCTGGCCTAAATTTCATAAAATTTATTAGGTTTCAATTTCTCGTAGCTTTTTAATCCACTTCTTGACAAAATATCTGAAGTGCTTGCTAAATACGTAGCATGTTTATCTTTTGAAATAGACAAAGGCCTAAGATTATTTTTGATTGCAGTTATTTGATTTTCTTTATTTAGAAAAACCCCAGCAAAAGTCCGTTTATTTTCGTTGATAAAATTTAAAAATGAATCCTTGCCTTGTTTGTATTTTATAATTGCAATCTCACCATCGTTTTCAGTCTCCATTTTAATATCAAATTTATTTTCCATTTCAGTTTTTGAACTCATGTCTATAACTCCATTGAAGGCAAGACAAAAATCATCTAAAAAAATTGGCTGATTATTTTCAATAACTTTCCAATCACCACTAGTTGAATAGCGAAAATGTGCAATAAACTTTTTGGGTTTTTTTTCAATCAGTGATTGTATAAATTTTTTATAGTCAATAAATTTTAAATTATAGATTTGATTTTTTTTAACAAATGAATATCCAAAACTATGAAGCCCTCTTATTCTTGAGTTTTTTATTATCTGTTTAACAATCTCTTCGTCCCAGCTACCGGAAACTGCAATTATAGAACACATTACAATTTATGTTTTTCTGCTTTTAAGTATTCAACTATCATAGCCCCAACGTATGCTCCTTGCTCTCTCCAAAACTTTACAAGCTCAAATGCTTCTTCATAATGCTCAGGCTCAAATTCAATTTGAATTGCTTTTTTAACTCCGTTGCTCATCTCATCCATTTGATCGCTTACATCTTCCCCATCTAAAATAGAATAATCAGGAGCTTCACCCCAATTAGGAACTGTAAGGCCCCAAGTTTCAAGCTCCTCAGGCTCCCATTCGTTTGCTAGCATATCCCAATCCCATTCACCAAAGCCTACGTTATCTTTGATGATAAACTGCCTTTGCTCATCTTCTGTGAGATCATCGGCAAAGATTATTGGCACCTCTTTAAGCCCGGCTTCTTTGCAAGCTTTTAGCCTCATGTTACCACCTAGCAC